TCATTTGGCGCATGTTCATGACTGCACCAAGCGGGGCGCCCACAAGGACGTAACTGTACCGAGGAACACTTCCAAGGCTCTGCTGTCCTCCACCGAACTGGTTGAAGCTCACCAGCTTAATGAAGAGCGTCTTGCCTACGTATTCCTTCGGGTAGCTGTACTTGAACAGTGCGTCATCCACGCGAATAAACGACTTGTTTGTCAAGTGGGAAGCTATGTCTGTCCCGTACAAACCTCGAACGAGATATCCGAGGTTGTATTGCCCAACACCTGTCAGCGTTGCGTCCGCATAAGCGAGGTATTCGCCATCCACAAGGCACAAGGTCGCTTTGGACTCTGCGTCGTTATGCGTACCACCAAGAAGCACCCCGCTTGCAGCGCTTACATCGACGCCTAGCGTGTTGAGCGTGTCGATCGTGGCACCTATACCGAGCGCGCTTGTGGTCACCCCATATCGAGTCCTAGCCGTCGTGGTTCCGATACGCTTGTAGCTGACGTCGTCAAAGCTTGCCCATACTTCGCAACCGCCCCAATCAGGCCCGCCTGCGGTAGCAAGCCAAAGCTGAGGGTCGTTTCCCGTAAGCTGCAAGGGCGCTTCGAACATTGCCGGAACCGTAGCGTTCCCGGGATCCGCTGCAAAGTTAGGCGTGAAGCTATCACAAGTTGGCGGTGTGCGAGTCGAAGACTTGTTGGCCCCTAGTGGGTAGTCCTCCGCTTTGACGGTAAGGACACCTGATTCGTCCTCGTCTATCTCGGTAATAAGAACAGGCGTATTAAGGTAGCCCAGCCTCGGATAGTAGATTTGCACTACGTCCATAGGCTCGAGGTTTATGTATTTCCACGGAAGCTGAAATTCGTATTCGTTCCTGATATACAGGGAGCGATGCAATATGAAGTCCGCAACACGGTTGGCCACACCAGCGTCGCAAATCTCCTTGAGCTCCACCGTGTCCATTGCGCGAAGGCCTGTTTGCTCGATGTCCCCAAGGTCGCGCACGGTTGCGACGTCGTCATTGTAATCCAATGCGCGGTTCAGGAACTTAACGGTAACGTCGTTGCACGAATCCTCAGGCGCTTTTCGGCTGTGCTTAATCGGGTCTTCCTGCGAAAGAAAGTCGTCTTCCGTTAGTACGGGAATCGTTCCGAAGTTGGGCGTATAGGTTGCCAGTGTGCCCACAATGGTTGTGTCGCAGTACGGGACAACCTTAAAGATCCCTCCGCTATACACGCAGTCCGAGAAACCTATTTGCAGAAGCTTCTTGATCTTTTCGTAAGCGGGGCCTTGTTCCGTATAGGCAGGGCTGACGTAAATTTCAGCAGCAAGGCAGAAGTTGCTGAACCGCGAAAGGTCCAGGGACGCAGGGTCCAGGCCTATGCCCTGTTCCTTATCCGTAATGAGCGCGCTAATAACAGACGCAGGGTCCGCGTCTGGAATTCCTGCGGAAATCCTAACGGCAGACTGCACTTCGAAGGAATGGTTATCCAGCGAGGACGATGCCTTTAAGTCATACGACCCTGCTGCAACGTATGCGATTCCCGGGTAGTTGAGCGCCTTGCTCGGATGGTTCGTAGCGAAGTGGGGATAAGCGGTTTGAGTGTTGGAACCAGAATAGAAGTCCAACCCAATAGCGGCAAGGTTAGTGACTTCCTTGTCCTTCCATACCGTACCAATGGACTCAATAGGGCCCGAGCTAACCGCCATAATAAGTGCGGTCGTGTAGGTATAGCTGACGGTGGTGATTGTGCTGCCGCCGCCCCCCTTACCGCCAGCACTCTGCGTTTCGCGGTGCTCGGTAGGCGTGAAATCGTCGTAGTCGATTAAGTTGGGCGCCACACGGGCGCGACCAAACAGCCACGGGATTGGACGCCCCATGCAAGACGTCTGCAAACGGAGAGAGCTTACTACCGGGGAAGTTTCTTGAACTGTATTGGTGGTGCTTCCGGACATATTACCCTCTAATCCTATACCAGCCTACGAAATGCTCTAGCAGACGCGGGCTTCTGGATACATCGCTATAGACAACCATGCGTTCATCTCTATACGCATGAATTATTAAAGGCCACTCCGCAACTATTCCGCAGTGTGAAACGCACCGTCCGAACTTAAAAGCTGCGATGTCCCCGGGCAAAGGTTCATCAACCGGGTCAGCGAATTTCAGAATGCTATTAAGATATACCTCTTCGCCCCTGTGAAGATGCCAGTCTGGCGAGTACGGACGCGGGTCTATGTCCGGAATGAGCCCGCAAGCAACATAAACCCGAACTAGCAGCATCGCACAATCCACACCAGCGCCAAGAACGTCCGCCTGATGGTGATAAGGTGTGCGCACCCACTTCCGCGCCTCTTCCACAACAGTGCTCACGTGATGGTCTCCGGAGCCGGAATATTCGGTGTTGCTTTAAACCGTGCGAGGTTGGCGAACTTTGCGCACCCGTTAGCCCCCTGCGTTCTATCACACCCGGGAAGAATTAGGAACGTGTCGCCAATTGCAACGTCAAGGAATGTGGGTAGGGAAAGCTCCAAAACCTTGCTCCCCGACCGATACTGCTTTACAGAGCGCCATACACCTGCGTTGAGTCCGCTAGTGAATACCACGTACCCCAAAGAATAATAGTCGTCGGGCTTTGCCAGGTTAATGACGAACTTGTTATTGCTAGTAACGCCAGTGACCACACCAGATTCCTGGAAGGCCGCCTTGCTCACCGCACAACCTGCGTCATACACGGTACGCATGCAGCCTGATTGAAACTTTAGTTTCGGGATCGCAATGTTCAACTTGGACGCATCGGAAACAACGGTTACACTTACGCTAATCTCCCCGTGTGCGGACACGGAAATGGAGCCTTTAAAAATCAAAAGCTTTTCAGCGCTGGCAGACCAGTCCGAAAGGAACGCTCTATAAATCTCGACCTGCGCATTGTCCAACGCGCCTGAACGTGCTGCAATAGGCCACGTCACACCAAAGATGGTCTCGTCCGATTTCGTAAGGATTTCAAGGTCCAAGCTATCGACGGAAAGCCCACGAATGATATGGTATTTCGCGCCCTTAATCTGAGGGCCCACGCTCGAATATACCTGCGCGCTGCCGCTGGCAACAATGTCGATGTCTGCGTCTGTCCAATAGAACACTTGCCCATTTACGAACGTGAATTTGTAAAGGTTGCAAATCACGAACTGATTCGAATCCAGAAGCGTCTGCAAAGCGGGGCTGATCGTTCTCATATTTTTGTCCCAAGCGATGCGTTCAACTCAACCTTCTTCGCAGAGAACAAGTCTTTCATGAACTTGCTAAAGGCCATATTGTCCTGCATGAAGCGCGCCTTGTAGTAATACCTCCCTGTCCAGGTAATGTTTCCTGATACAGGTGCGCTCGCGAAAATAACCATGCCCGTCGCGGAGACAGTGTAATCCACACCAGACGTCTTCGTTACGCCATTAACCTTTATGTTCGTGACCGTGATTACGTTGCAAACGGGCTCTACGAAAGCAGAACCAAAGGAGCGCACAAGCTGAAACTGAAGCTTGGAGCCATTGGCCACACCAATGAGTTGATCCGTGACTGCATTGTCGTCCGGGTGCAAGTACAAGAAGCTGTCAAAGGAACCTTTGCGCTCGAGGAAGAATCCCATCAGGGTACGAAGATCCGTCTGCGTACCACCTTTTAGGAATTCGTAGGAAAGCTTCAAGCGATAAACAGGGCTGGCACCGAGGTTGGCCCTGTATTCTTTCCCGCTGACGGCTTTTTGCATTCGATTAAAGAACTCGGGTTCCCACTCGATCCCCCATTCCAAACCAACCAGCGTCGGAAATACGCTATTGCTCATGCTACCCTTTCAAATGCTCTTTAACGGCTTTCGCAATCTTCCCAGCATTGCGACGGATGTCGGAATCGGTAAGCCGCCCGCTGTGGTCATTGTAGGTAACGGACACCCCGGACCCGATGCCACCGCCGTCATTAAGGTTATCCCGCAGCGGTTGTGCAATGTTAGCAGGGAGCACCATTTCTTTTTCGTGCAATTGCGTGAGGGGATTAACACCTGCCGGGATATCCATACCTTTTGCAGCGGCAGGGATAGTGGCTCCGAATGCTAGTGCGCCACTGTAAGCAGCCATACCGGCAGCAGGCGCAAGCCCGGGGCCGATAATGGGTATTGCAGCCGTGGCAGCAAAGGCTGCAGAGCCCGCAACAGCAGCGTTCGCCGCTACGTTACTGAGCGCGGCTGTTTTGCCCAGCACGGCCTGCATTATGGTACGCATAATCCACTGAGCGGCGATCTGCGCCAGTGTTCCAATTACGGTGTCCAGCACACTTGCGAACAAGGTTTTGATTGCTTTGCCCATGGTCATGGTCCCGTTGGCAACACCCTTAATAACCGTCGCCAAAGAACCAGTGATAGAATCCGTAATGCCTTTCCAGTCCTTGGACTGTTCCAGGATACCCTTGTGCTGAATCTTGCTCATGGCGTCCTGGTGTTTTCTTTCCAGCTCCTCGCGTTCCCCGTTTAGCTTTTCAATCTCGACAGGGTTCTTATCGGGGTTCAGCTTTGCCAGGGCAAGTTGTTCCGCCAGCGCAGCTTGCTGAATAGCGTAGCGCTGCTCCTCGAACTTCTTTTCCATCTCAAGGGCTTCGAGGTTAGTCTGGAGCCCCAATTGTGTGCGAAGAATGGAAAGGTCCTGTTCGTCAGTAATCTCACTGAGCTTGCGGTCGCGGGACCGCTGCACCTGCATTTGTTCAATCTGGTTGATTTGCTCATGCGCCATTTGCTTAGTCTTGGCGATTTCCTTCTGAGCGTCAGCGTACTGTTTGCTGTCCTCGCCATAGGCTTTTTTCAGCTTCTCCGCAAGCTCCTGCGCCAGACGTAAGCGTTCGTCCGTGTTGTGCTTGTATTCACTGAGTTGCCCTTTCAGGGCAATTGTTTCAGCTTCGAACAGTTCCTTATCAATGACGAGCTTTTCATTTGCAACCTTAATGCGAATGGACTTCTCGTCGTTGGACCCTTCCTTTACCTGCTGAAGCTTTTCCTGCCAAAACTGAAGTTCTTGCTGCTTGCTAAATTCCCGGAAGCTTCCTTCCAGGCGTTGCTGTTCCTGGTAGGCAACCTTCTTCTCTGCGAGTTCGGCTTCGAAGTCCTTCATTTCGGACTTATCGGCTTTCTCCTTTGGAGCCTTATCTTCCTTAGCATTCGGGTCGGTGTAACCTTTGCCGCTGGTCTTTGCCTTGGTAATAGCAGTGGGCGCGGTGAATAGGTTTGTAATCTTGGCTTGCGTGTCCATGCTGGACTTATACATCTCGTCCATTGCGCCACCCCAAGCCGTCTTGATTACAGTACCGACATTGGAGAGTTCCGCCTTAGCCCCTGCCCAGTCCCCTTGCAGCGCTTTACCCATTGCCGCCGCGACAGCACGGATAGGCTCAGTTACGGAAACGACCATTGCGTTGATGGTTTCCCACACAACTACCACACCATTCTTCAAGGCCCAGAACGCGGCTACAAGCCCACCAAGAGCTCCTTTAAGAATGGTGACAGCAGCAGGCCCAGCCATTGCCAACCACTCACCGAACTTGGTGAAGATAGGCATTACAGCATCGCCTATGGACTTCTTGAGCGCAAGCATGACGTCATCCACGTCATTCATCGCAGCTTTATAAGCCTTCATTGCTTCAACGTTTTCCTTGCCCACGGTAAGGCCAAGGGACTTTGCTTTTTCGTCGGCAGCTTCGAAGTCCGCTTTGGAGGCTTTCAAGATTACGCTGGCATCCTGGACTCCACGGCCAAACATTTGCTGGGCTGCAAGGTTACGATCCACACCCTCCTTATACGTCTCAAGGATCTTGGACCCGTCCTTGATCATCTCGTTCATGTTCCGAACGTTGCCTTCCGAATCCCTCGTCGCAAGGCCCATCTTGTTCATGCCTTCTTCGTTGGTCTTTAGGGAGCGCTGCATCCCGTTAGCAATACCAACAAAGTCATCCACGGAGACATAAACATCACCGAGCGCAAGGTTCATTACAGCAGCGTCGGACGCGCTGATCTGCAATGCTTTACCCAATTGCAGCGCTTCGGAAGTGTATTGCTTTGTGGCAGCAATCCCTTCCTTAAAAGCGCCGACCCCTGCTGCAACAGCAGCAAGGGCGGCAAAGTGCTTCGTAACGAAGCTCACGGCAGAACTCAGGCTGTTCATCTGCCCTTGGATGTTACCCACAGCAGACGAAACGTGATCGCCCATGCCCTTAACATGGGTCGCAGATGCTGCGGTTGCATCGCGCATTGCTTCCTGTGACCCTGTGGCCATAGAACGGAATGCTCCAAGCATCCTGTCCATGGCGGACTTGGTATCCTCAGCCAGCTTTTTAGTGCTCTGAGACATTGCTTCAGAGCTGCCAGCCACCTCCCGTTTTGCCTGGTCCATACCAGCTTTTACGCCGGACGAATCAGCTTTCAGGTATAGGTTCAGATCCTCGTTGGTCGCCATTTGTGCTCACAGGTTTCGGGAAAGTACGTTTCGGAACCATGGCCATAAACTGAGCCATTTCCTTCTTATTCCCAGCGTCGGGTTTTTCAGGATCTGCGGTAACGGTGACCACACTATCCGGCTTATACCCGACATAGGCCTTCATAAGAATATGTATCGGAGGGGACTTGTCCCAATACTTATTCAATGTCGCTAGGCGGGGGAGATCTATGTGCCACGCAACGTAATCCCAAGTCCATCCTGAGCTTAACGCTACGTGGCATATGACTTCGTCCCAGTCAATTACCCCGCCACCGCTTCCCCCGTGCTGCCACCACCGCCAACCAACTTATTAACGGTCATGAAAGCCTTCAGAATGTCCTCGAAATTGGTGGCGTCGATAGCTTCGCGCACGTCGTCCAGGTCCATGTCCTTGTAATTGCGCGCAAGGCTGTGAAACACCGCTTTGGCCATTGCTTCGGTGTATTCCGCGTCCTGGACATTACCACCTTCGAACACGCGGGCAATTTCAGACATATGCACCAGCGGAATAGGCGGAAGAACGTATTCCGTTTCATTGAGGGTGATAACCTTGCCCTTCACTTTTACGCCTTGATCATTTGCCATTGTCGTGAGCTTTCTTTTATAGTTTTAGAATGGGCGGGTTATTCACCCGCCCATTTAATTAGGCTTCCGAAGTTGCCCAGTACATCACGTTCCCGGCACTGTCAGCAAACCCGCTGAAGTCCAGTTCGGGAACCATGAAGTCGTCCTGCTTGGTTGCAATTGCAAACTTGGACACAACGCAGTTGGGCAGCGTCAGGATCAAGGTGTCGCCGCCATAGTTCATGAAGAAGTCCGCCTTGAATACGGGTGCTTGCCCAAGCAGAACGTTCTTCACCGTACCCTTGGCGGAGCCTGCCACCGTTGCGGTGTATTGATACGAGATGAACACCTGCTTACCCGTATCGGCAGCCGCAAAGGTATAGACGGCAGCCGCTTGCATATACTGGCCGGTAGTCGGCGCAGCGGCCACGCGCTTCATGGGCTGCCCGTTGCTGTCGCGCACACCAAGGTCCGCACTGAAAGTGCCCGCGTTCGGAGGGGTAACGGTAACGGCGAACGGCGTGGTCGGGATATTGGAACCGAGTACGTCGTAATAGTCCGCGGTAAGGGAACCCGCGGTGTAACCTTGCCCGAACACAAGAGCGTCCAGCGCAGAACCGGAGATCTGTGCGTTCTTCACCTTGCCCGTCATCTTACCCTTGCCGCGGCCTACCGCGACCGGGAATTGGGATTGGCCAAACAGTTCCTTGATGTCCCAAGAGATATCAAGGCTCATGTCCTGCATCACGCCAAGCTGCACCGGAGTGGGCACAGCAATGGTGGCGCCTGTGGCGTCGGTAAGCGGGGTTCCCCACAAGACGCCAGTTCCGAAACCGAATTGCATTTGTTTCTCCTTTTACGTAACAAGAAGTTTGACAGGGATAATGGCAACAGCCTCTTCGCCCAGATCGCCCTCGAAAATTTGCGTCTGACCCTCAATCCAGCAATGATGAACCACTCCATTCAGGGTCTGGGTGTGGTCCCCGTTTTTAGGCGGTGCAAGTGCATCGCTAACAACGTCCAGTATCGGGTTCAGCACAGGGCCGACCTCTTGCCCGTTAGAACGAACATAAATCCACAAGCTAACTTCAAGCACCACACGGGCGGGCTGTCCGCGTACCTGCTGCGTCACCTCACCATTGTGTTCCATGAAGAGAGCAGGCTGATCTTCCGGCGCGGTGTCCTGCCAATGCTTCAACCTGCGAGTCACTAGCTTAAACGTTCCCAATGCGGTAAGCTTACTGAATAATGCGAGGTAAGCGACTTCCCGATTTGCGATGCTAAACATTTGCAGCCCTTCCTAGAGCCTTCTTAATGTTGTCAATAATGCGGGACAGGTTTTCTTGCAGGGAAGGAGCTAGGAACGGACGCGCCTTCATTTTCATGTGCTTGCCAAAAGCTTTAACCACATGAGCGCGCACATTAACGACGCGGGGTTCGGGCAACGGTTTCCCGAATGCGGTGCTCATTGTCCTGGAGTGGGCTTTGACATTGTGCTCAGGGACTTGAACAGTACCTTCAAAACCCAATTCGTGGATTCTAGCATACTTTACGTTCGTTCCCACAAGCGCGATAAACGTGCTTGATCCTTGCCCTTCAAATTTCGCAGTAATAGAGCGTCTCAATCTGCCAGTGCGGACGCGCAATACTACGTCACTGAGTTTCTTTTCCTTGATATACGCCACAAGGTTTAAGGCTTCCACCTTAACAGCGGACTCAACGTTCTGCCTAACACGCTGCTCTGCTGTGGTCAGCTTTCGTATTAGGGAGTCGGAGCCCCGCTGATTAGCGGTTATCACTTTCAGTACCCGCTTTCGGGAACGACGTTCATATAGGTGTTAAGGATCAGCCTTGCTGCTGCGGGAATACCCATGCTTCCGGATGACGTCCCGGACGTGCCATCCGTAAAGGAAACAGTTTCGCCTGCAAGGGACTTGCTCCCCACACCAAGCCTATCGCGTTCGCGAAGGCGCGTAACGACCATCATTATGCAGGCCAGCTTAAGATCGTCGGGCCATGGTGCTTTACCTGCGGCGTCACCGTACCCGCCAACGTAGTCGATATAAACATTACGGTCGCCTTCCGTGAATTGCTTATACCCGCCCGGGAGCATTAAGATTCTCCCTTGTGGAATAAAGCTGAAACCCGAAGACCCATTGACAGATGGGGGAATGCTTACCCCATCGATGCTCACCGCATTGACTGCTGTGACAGGGTAGCCTACGAGTTGCATCTTTTTGGAACCGTTCCCGTTTCGGTATTCGTACCTCTGGGCACTCGTGAAGTCCCTGTTGCAGTAAGATCCGATCGCATCAATCATGCCTGCCAAAAGTATGGCCAGCACTGCGTCCGTATTGGTAGTCGAAATGCCCGCATAGGCCTTGACGTCGGCGACTGTTGCGATCGGAGTCACAGCCATGATTATTTATTCCACGGCGGAACGGTTGTGGAACCCTTGGACGCGTCACCCTTCTTTTCTTTGGGGGCGGGCTTTTCAGGCTTGTTGTCTTCCGGGGCAACTTCCGGGGTGACAACAAGTTTGGCAACAGCCGGGCGGAAGCCGTGCGCAAACAGGTCTGCAAGCACATGCACGGGAACGCACACAACGCCATCTTCGTCAGCGTTGATCGTACGACCATCCACACTCAAGCAAGAACCACCTTCGGGACATTGCAAGAACACAACGTCCGCATAGATGAGTTTCACTTCGTCAGCATTCATGATTGTCTCCTAGCGGGCAAGGTTTTCACCCTGCCCGCCCGGCGGTTAGCCGTTGTTGATGTTGCAGATCACGCCCATGGCGAAGGGTGCGTAGATGGCGAGAACCTGCTCTGCATAGACGCCCATTTCGTACTTGCGGGTCCGCATCGGCCAGTCGATCTGGTAGTAGTCCTGACGGGTTTTGATCTCCGCCACGTTGCTGACTTCCGAGTTCTGGTAATACACGGGAAGCGACTCGCAGTACGCAATGAGCGTACCGGGGGGAAGCTTCGGGTGAATCAGAATCGGGATCAGCGAACCACCGTTGGGCATGTACGGGTTGAAGTACGACTGCACAACGCCACCGGCAACAATGGCGAAAGGCTGGCCGCCGTTGGAGTCACTGTTGTAGCGCAGCACGGAACCGCCGGACTGAGCCAAAACCTTGGCGGTGATGTTGCGGATCTCCTGCGAGTTGCAGTAGATGGCGGTCGGGCTCAGTTGGTACTGGTCCCACATGGTCTGTAGCATGGTGTCGATTTCAACAATCGAACCGTTACCGGAAGCAGTCAGGCCGGTGTTGCCGGTAGCCAGCTTGGAGACATACGCGTTGTTCGCGGGAAGCAGAGCGGCAGTCAGGAGACCGTCGTAAGCAAGACCAGCGTTGTTCGAGTTGTCAGCAGTGATCGCCGTAGCCGCTTGACGCGTACCGTTCAGCGGGGCACTGAAGGCCGCGCTATTGACGGTGGTAATGGCTTCCAGCTTTTCCGCACCAGCAAGACCAACGAACCAGGCCCAGGCCACCGCACCGTTCGTGATCGCCACGGAGCAGGTAAGGATCTGGCCCAGCGCAACACCCAGCGCAGCGGCCGCAGACTTGTTGCCAGAACCGCCCTTGATGGTATAGGTTGCACCGTCAGCGCCGGTAACGACCTTGGAGGTGGCCACACCAGCGGCGAGGGTGGTGTTGAAGTAGCCCTCTTGGGTCAGCGCGACGCAGATCACGGAATAGGTCGCCGGGGGCAGGGTGCCGGTTGTGCCAGCGACGGACAGTACCGGAGTGCCTGTGGTGCCCAATGCGATGGAAGCGTTGCCGCCCAAGATGCTGTTTTCTTCCTTCATCATCAGCTTCTGCAGCAGACGGAAGGCCATGGAAGCACGGACGTCTTCGAAGGTCTTGCCGGCGTTCTGCGCTTCGAAGGTGACGTTGTCTTCTTCACCAATCGTAACGTAGTTGGCAGCTTTCGGGGTGGAGGTGTAGGTCATCACGCCGGAACGCTGGCCTTCCGGAATCCAGGCCTGGGAATCGAAGCCTGAGCCCACGATCGAGGTGATGGTCTTCCAGTTGGTGGCAGTACCCTTGCCGCCCGCGACACGCGGAATCTTGTTGCGCAGCGGAGTGAAAACCGGGTAAAGGTTCTTGGCGGGAGCCTGCAGGTCGTAGGCCACGAGGCCCGTGCTGGTCGTGATGGACTTGGTGATGTCGTTGTCGCCGCCGCCCGTCAGAGCAGCTTTGAGCAGTGCCATCGTATCTTGAGTCGGATTCATTGCTTGTTTTCCTTTAGGGAGTTATTGGGCGTCGCCCATTGGTATTACAGCGGAAGCCACTAGGACGGGCGGCCGCCGCCTTGGTGAATCATCTTGATCATCGTTTGCACTTCGTCAATGGAACCGTCAGCTTTGAGCACAGGTTGCACTTCCGGTTGCACAGCCTTGGTCGAGGAACCGTTGAGGTCGTCGCCCTTGGATACAGCCATCAGCGCCCCCTTGGGGTCTGTGGGCTTCTGATCGTACAACGCCTGCAGTTCTGTGTGAGCCTTCTGCAGGCTGTCCAATTCGCCCTTGGTTGCGTCAAACGCCTTGCGGAGAGTACCAAGCTCGCCCGAGGTGCTTTCGACCAGCGTAAGGGCCTTTTGCAGCTCGTCCGCTTGTGCCGCAACCTTGGTGAGTGCTTCGGTGTGGTCAGCCTTGGCAACCTTTTCAGCACCGTCGTCTGCTACACCGCAGGTGGCGCCGAGATCACAAAGCAGGTCATGCGCCTTCTGGATACGGTCTGCATCGTTCTTGCTGTTGCGAGCACCCGCTTTGAAGACGTCAATTGCGTCGGAGAACTTGCCAATGGTGCCGTCCTTGTCTGCAGCGTCAATAAGCGCCTTGAGAGTTTCCACGGCAGGCACGGCGGTGACGGTAACGGTCGCAAGCAGCTCCGCGACTTCTTCCTGGGCCATCTCTACCAGCACAGCGCCCAGTACGGACAACGCATTAGCAAGCTTGGCAGGGATCGGGCTACCGTCGCCCTCGTATTGGGATTCGTAGTCGGCGTCCTGTTGCAGCCAGTACAGGCTTTGCACAAGGGTCGCCAGTTCCTTGACGGACCACATACCCTTGGCAAACTCTTCTGCCGGTGCGGCCAGATCCGCAAACGCTTGGCTCACAGCACCCTTGGATACTTGCACAGGCGCCTGTTCCGGCGTATTATTGGTATCGTCAGATGGTGTGTGCGCCTTGGAAATGGACATCAATTCTTCGACGGTCACAACACCTTTCGCCAGCAAGTCCTGCACTTGTTGCCGTGCGGCCTGCTTCTCTTCTTCGGTCATATTGCTCTCCAGATTATCCGCCTTGAACATGGTAATCAACGCTTCGGGATTGGCGGGTCGATCCACGAGGCTAATCTCGGTCAGCTTCAGCGCAGTAATGGTCTTCGTTACTGCGTCGTAACCTCCCGGAAGTTTCTTACCCCCGATGGAGAAACCCTTATAGACGCCCTCAACAACCTTTGCCCAAGCAGCGTCATCCACAACCTTCACGCCAATAAACGTGCCCACATCGTCAAAGGAATACTCCTTAACAATGCCAGCGGCCCAGGGCTGGTGCATTTCGCGCACGTTGGCGAACTGCATGTAATCGTCGAAGGCAGCCTGCATGGCATCCTTCGTGACGGTTTCGCCTTGGCTGAATAGCGCCAGTGGAAGCATAACCCCAAACCATTCGGAGTTCTTCATCCACTTTCTGAATCTGAAAATAATGCTTCATCGTTGTAACCTTATGGATTAGCACTAGCAATTGAGCAGGATATTAGCATGCTCGCTGGCAATTAACTTTGACAATTATGCGTCGCTGTTGATAATCGGTACAAAATCGCACCGGCAGCCAGGGTGCCCGGGCGGGTGCTGCACACCATTGGAGAAGGGTTCTTCTAAACCTACAACCTCACCTTCCAAAGCTTCGCAGTCTGGGCAGCAACCATCACCGACAATCCATTTCTTATCGCCCACAACTCCGGAGCGAACATAGACCATCTTATTTCCTGCGCAGTCCGCGGTGGCTGTTTCGGTTCTGGCAATGTTTTCAGCGCGAGCTTCGCTAAAGGCATAATTCTCCCGAAGCATACCAGCCAGCTCATCGTTCGACAAACCCTGTTCCATTGCTGTGGTTATGTCAGCACGAACCATTTCGCGAGTGGCGTCTTCGATACTGTATGCGGGATTCGGGTTGTCTATAACCGTTCCGTCATCGCCAATTCTCTTGCCAACAAGTTCTGCGGAACGTTCCGCTGCATAAGCAATAGCATCCTCGTTAGCAAGCTGCAACATGGCATCGCTCTCGAGGTTGATTTGCAAATACGCATCGGTGACACCCTTCTTTGCTGCGGTGACAAGTTGCTTGCCAAACAGGTCTTGAAACTCCTCAAAGCGAGACCAGTCGAGGTCATCGGGTTCCAATTGCTTACCCGCCTTATGCACCTTGCTGACCACACTATCCGCTAGGTCTTTGCCAATACTCTTCAGCTTGTCTGCGACTGCCTTCTGAAATGCTGCAAGGTTGGCACGGTGTTCTTTGCTGTCGCGGTCGATAGGTTTCACACCGTCATGGGCTTTGCGGATTTCCCGAAAGCGGTAGCCCGCTTTGGCCACCGCTTCCTTTCCGGAAGTATCGGAGCTCCCCTTGTCGTTAGCAAGAACGTCCTTGTTCGCAGCAGGTTTGCCATCCTCGGGCTTCTTACCCGTACCCTTCGGGTCGTTAGGATCTTCAGGGTCCTCTTCAGCAGGGTCGCTGCCCGGAACTAGCTGATCTGGCACGGGTTCCTTGGGGATAATGGGGACGTACCCGCTGGCGGTAAGCACCATGGCAACGTCGCCACCCTCAACAGGCTTGTCGCCCCTGCGCTTGCGGATTTCGTTAATGGTCGCGGTCCCGTTTTTGACGTTCCGGTCGTCCATCTCATTCTGGTCCTTCGGGTCCGTACTGTCCTGGTCTTCCCACTTGAATTCCAGATCGGTGTATCCAAAATAACGCCAGATAAGCAAATCGATAATTTCCTTGACCCACAGCATCACAGGGTAAAGGCCTTCTTCCAGTGCCATCTGGTGCGCAGTTTCGGAAGTGCTTCGGTTGTTCTCTTTAATGAACGCTTGTGCGCTTACGTTGAACGCATAGCAAATAACCCGAGCGAGCCATTCGTCGTACGGGTCTTTCAGAATTGCGTCCTTGGTGTTAATGGGCGTTACGCCATGCGGGACAAACTGCGCACGGCGACGAGTGCTGGTGTTACCCGCCAGCGTGTCCTGCCACCAGTCGTTGAACTCCTTAATCTGGGTCATGTTCCATTCGGGGGGAACCTGGAACAGCAGGTCGGGCGTGGAACCGTCCGTATAGTATTGCAGCTGATGCAACCCGCGGCGGATAGCAATATTCACCGTCATGATGATCTGCTCAACGGGGCTGTAGCCATACACCTTGTGGCTACGTCGATTCCGAGGGGAATACACAAGTTCCTCTGCGGTGTAATCTGCTGCAGGCACACCCTTGAGGATTTGCTGATAAGCCGTTGCAGGCGGTGCAGGGGTACGGCCTCGCGCGTCAATTACCCGCTTAATGGTCGCGCCATCCATCAACTCGAAACGGTAAGGAGCACCACCATTCTTCAGCCACGGATAAATGGTTGCAGCATCCGTGACAAGCATTTCCTCAATTAGCATGCGAAGCCAAGTGTTCCAGCTCGTCTCTCCATCGGGAAGACGGAAGAACGCTTCTACCTCCTCACACCGTGCGTCCTTTTCCTTGTTGTCTTTCACGGGCATAATGGCGAACTTAAACTTCGCCATTTGGTCCTTTCGCGTCTCAATAACAAGGCGCAGAATGTCGCACGAATCCGCAAGCGCGCGCATCTGCTCGAATGTTACGGATTCGCCAGCGCGGGGCTGTGCGCGGGTGTTGAAGCCCACGGGAAAGTCCATTGCCCGTCCGCGAACACTGTCTTTCTGTGCTTCGGGGACTTGCGGGGGCATGGGCGACAAAGGGCCAAACCATTCCTGGCTCGTGTCCCGTCCCAACACTGCGCGAAGCGCACCTGAGGCACGGGCAATAAGGCCCGAATCCAGCGGAGTTTTTTTCCCTTTGTCGCTCATGGTCTTACCACTTTCTGGCGGTGAATGTGTGGCCTGCGTTGGCGCTGGCCACAGTGATACCCTTTATCGGAGTACCTGTTACGGGAGTCGTGTAGCGGCCCAGTGCGGGAATGGGGATACTACCTGCGGCACCCGCAGAAGCTCCACCACCTTCATCGTTGATCCACAAGGTAGCCGCCGCATCGCAGTTGATCACCTCGTAACCATTGGTGGGCACCTGCCCAGCGAACAACGCCTGCGGGGTATTCGCTGTGGCAATCGCGCCCGAACCGCCGATCATAGGAGCGCCGGTGCAGATGGACACTTGTTCCGCCACAACGTTTCCACCCTGATCCACATAGCGGATCATCGGCCTATTAGGGTCGGGGCTCCCCTTGTGTGAAGCGCCTACAGCAGTATAGATATCCACGCTGGATCTCCTTAAACAGCAGCGCCGGTGACGGGGTCACGCCACACCAGACCATCGAACACAATGGTCTTCACCAGTGCAGTGTCGATGAAGCGATCGCCGCGCTTGGGGCCTGTGGGGCGGGCGTTGGCAACGTTACCCACGGGGCCAAGATCGAGCCACTTGTTAGCAGCCATCACGGCCGCATGGTTGTCAGGAACGTCCAGAATGGTTCCAGGTTGCGCGGTGTAGGTTACACCGAAGATGTTTTCGGTGTCACCAAGAGCGGGAGGGAGAAGGCGGCGCATGTTTGCTTCCTTTAAGAGGTAGGACCGAACGCTTGGTAAAACGAACTAGGGCCTTGGTTCGGTTTTGGGGCCCCAGCACGAGCTTGGGCTTCCGCCTTGGCCCGTGCTGCTTCTTCTCGGTAGTAATCCAGAAGCGCGGTATTGCTTCCGTTAAGCATGTTGTATGCCCCGGAGCAAGCATCCACATCATCGTCATGTGTGTTCGGACTTGGGAACGCTTCCAAAATGGTGAAGGCGTCTTCGTTCCAAGCACCCCTAAGCACATACACGTTTCCAGCTTGGCACTGTGCGCTGAACGGGCTGAAGCGGACAACCTTGTCGCCACGCTCGCTCTTAGCTGTGCAGGTGTATTCGTGCAGCAGTGTGACAAAGGTTTGCACCTGAGACTTGCCTGCCTGACCCGGATCCTGCGGAATACCAATACGCACGGAAGGGCCGTCCGCCATTGCGGTATTCTTAATGAGGGTTTCCACACCATGCGGGGACACACGCTCTCGGATGGTGTCCAGCCAATAGTATCTTCCGGTATCCCTGCACTTGCCCAGCTTGACGCCCACCGTCCAGTCCGGATCGTTGCTGTCTGTTTTTTCCGTGGCCGCCAAGTCCCAGTATCGTACGATATCAAGGTTGGCAGGCGCGGTGTCAATAATCTTAACCCATTGCCGTTTGAACAGCAGCCCCGCAGCAGGACGAATCTTCCAGTTACCGCCCAACAGACGCGCTTGCTCCACAATGGGAAGCGACTTCAAGTTAGCGAGGTAGCCTGGGTCGGCTGCCATTAGCGCAGGATTGTCCGACAGCTTACCCGGGATAAAGGTAACAGACTTGGGCAATACCTGCTCTTCGTGCCCTTCGGGCAAATCTGGTCGGCCGTACTTAGCAATCAGTTCTTGTTTGCTATCGCCCCAGCAAAGGACGTCGTTTATACGGACGAAGTAACGTATGGCACCGGACCGTTCTGGAATAGGAAACCCGGTCTCCTGATCAATCCACCACGCTAAAAACTTTGCCAGCCAGGAGTCTGCGTCTGGGTTGCACGTTGCGCGGATGTACGGTCTGACACCACACATGGAGCGATTACGGGACACCAGATAAAAGAACTGGGACTCGCTGAAATGGGTTAGCTCGTCAAAAACAATAAGAGGAATTTGAGAACCCTGCCAATCCAGCTTGGTGGATTCGTGTTCCAAGTGCGCGAACTTAACCTTTCCGCCTACTGCCCACTTCCACTCCAACACGTTGGAGGTAGGCGTTGCACCCGTTAGCGGGTACAATTTCATAGACTCGTCCCATAGACCCCCGACGTTTCGCACCTGCACAGTCGTTCTACGAAAGAACACGGCTGCGAATTCGGGGTTCCTTGTAATGTGCCGCAGGGGCTCCATCAGCACTGCCCACGTCTTACCAGCACCAGCCGCACCGCCATATATAGCAATGTCGGCAGGAGAGCTCAGGAATTGTTCCTGAGGACCCTGCTGAGGCTTGATGACTTGTGTGGTCATTGCACGGGCGGTTCTTCTGGGAGCGGATCCCGTCCGTTGTGCGGTATGTAGAAGCTAACACCACCGCTGACTTCCACTGTGCTTTGGACCTTTGTGGGTGCGTCCATTGCGTACAGGGACATCAGTTTGGACAGCGCTGTCACCCTTGCTGCTTGGGACGTACCCATTCCCCGGGAACTTGCTTCCCGAAACAACATGGCTTTAATAAGGGACTTTGCCTGCGCTTCATCGGGGAGCATTCCACCCGACAATTCAGATTCTTTAATCTGTTTGGCAACGTAGGACTCTGACATGAACTTCGCTGCGTATTCCGCTGCGAATTCCTTCACATAACCCACGCGAAGGGCTGCCTGAAAAGGATCGTAGTCTATAAGGTACTCGCGCACAAACTGATCGCGAATCATTCGCTCCTGATCAGTGAGTTCTGGAGCCATGGCAGCAGCATTCCACGAATCCAATTTTGCGCGATCGAACACTTGTTACCCCATCCTTTTCAAATTCAAATGACATTTGATCAGGAGTATAGGGTAACAAGCGCTGTTTCGCTACCGGATTAAACCCGGTCGATTAGCCCCTCATTGATTTTGCACGATGCCCAATTGTAGAACCATTCTGTAAAATCGTCCAATTCAATTTCGACCCGTGCAAATTGCATCGAGCAATTGTTGTTGAACAGCAGCGCCCCGTTGAGCATGATGCGCCATGCTTTATGGTTCTGACGGAACATAAGGACGGGCGTGTCGTTGTTACGTGCTGCACTGGCGACAGCTTGCGCCCACCACGTATTGACAGAAAGCCCCTCCTGCCGTTTCACCTCGATGGACAGGCCGAACAGGTTAATGTCGCCGCCACCGGAAGAGGACTGGTTCAGGTTGCGCTGCACAACCTTTGCCAATTGACTGACCACACTGGAGTCCAGGCCCGGGTTGTTCTGCAGGAAGCGGTCAATCTGCGCGCGGAGAATGGTCGCAACCTGCTGTTCGCCTGTCTTGCCCTTCGTGCTTGCTTTCGCTGCCATTATTTCACCTTACCGTAGAAGGTGGGGCGCAGGTCCTCGAGGAGCTGCCTCGTTGCACGGCGAACAGTTTGCGACGTACCGATGTGGAAGTCGTCTGAGAACTGCCCGAAGTCCAGAGCCTCGTACAGCAAAGCAACGTGCTCGGGCACAAGGGGCGCAGCAGCGCCAGGCAGCGGACCGGAAGCGGGCTTGGTAGCCTGCTTGGCCTGGATGCGGGCAGTAACCTCCGGAGTGCAGATACGCGTGAGTTCGTCCTCACCGCATTGCATCATGTCGATGTCGCGCATGAAGCACAACGCGGACAGGGTAATCATCACCCCGCCAACTTCCTGCTTAACCTCGCCGATCGGACGGGAATAGACGTAATCGACCAGCATGCGCGCTTCCGCTTCCGTACAACCAGCAGCTTGCACGAGCTCCAAGGCTTCTTCAAGGAAGCGATGGTTGCGCTGTGCATTGTTGGAGGCGACACGCACACCAAAGGTCTTCAGCGCCCACTTGCCAACAGCGCCTTGAAAACCGTAGTCATTCTTTTCTTTGTTCATTTGTGGCTCCAATCAACTGACGTAAATTAACCTTGAGCGCAGCATCCCGCAACCTGCTAGGTGAAGCGCTCTGCATAACCTCTAAAGCAATAGCACAAAACGTTTCGAGCTCTGCTTGTTCGTCGTCACCCCATCCGATCAGCGCAGAAGCAATGTTCGCCATTCGGGTGTCCCGCATTTTAACGCACTGCTTGGCAAAGTATTCCAGATCCTCGCGAGAGACATTCTCACGTCTCTGCACAAGGTCTTTGCACTTTGCCGTCCAGTACATAATCACCGCCATGTGAAACTCATGCACGGTTAGCGTGCTGGCAAGCTTCTTGGGATCAAGCATTGCGGGCTTCCACAATCCCGAGCAAGGACCACCAGATAAACTGAAGCGGGGAGGCTACCCCATGCAGCGTGGCGGAGCTTCCGTTGGTTGCATATTCGCAGGTAATCCTCGTGCGCATAAGGCGCTTACGTGCCTTGTCGTGCATGAACAAAACGCTTCCACCCGGCGTGCTCTCGGTTCGAAACATTGCTGCGCTTACGTTGAACGGAACAGGCTTGACCAGCTTGCTCCAAAACTTCCCATTGAAAAGCCGTCTCAGCACATACCCGCGGCACACGGACAGCACAGTCATCCACATTGTCATCTGGAGATTCTGCAACGGTTGCACCTCGATCCCGTAAAGGACGTAGAGATAACCTTGCACCGAAAACGACAGCGCAAGACCGACGAAGGTACTAACAACCACCTCCATGATACTACCAAGGCGACTCTGACTCATGCTATTCCCTCACAGTTAAAAACCCCCGAAAGGGGGCGGGTTCTGTTAGTGCTTGTTCTGGTGCTCCCGGATGCGCCAGGCGAGGCATGCTGCCTTGGCACCAAGGTCGAACGGGTCTTTCTTACCGTCCATGTCCCAGCCGTTGTCGATATCGCGCTCGACGTAATCAACGTCGCGCCCGGTAAGCAGTTCTGCCGCTGCCCACTTGAACCCTGCGTCGTAACGCTGTGCGCGAGCCGCTTGGGCGCGACGGGCAAACCAGGCAACCAGTTTCTTGAACATTTCTAACCTCCACGCTGTTGTAAAGAACACATTATGGACCCTCGGAAGCATTCGCGCAACCGAATTCGCGTTCTTCTTTGTTCATTTCCAGATGACGTAGCAACGTGTCAATCGCCTCCTGCACATCCTTGTCGTGGTCCTTAGCACCGCGCAAGCCCGAGCACAGCAACTTCTTGACCGCGTGGCCAATCTCTTGGTTCGTAACGTTGAACAAGCGCAGCACACGATACACATCCACAAGCGGGAAGGGGCACGGGCGGTAATAGTGGGAGTGCTTCTTGCTGACCACACCAGTTGGCGCAGGTGCGGGCGGGCACGCGGGAGCCTCGCGTTCGACAAGATCTTTGCCTGGTGCCCCTCGCCATGACAACTCCTTGGCGGCAGCTTCCGCACTGGTCCCCATCCTCGGTTCTTTGGTGGGCATGGGCGGGTTCCAGGACAACCAGCCCCACGAATAACCGAGCTCGTGCAGCTTGCGCACAGCCGCCGCCTGGCTTTGGAGATCAATCTCCGTCAGCTTAATGCCCCCAGCTTCCAGCTCGTCGAGTTTCCCCTGCGTCAGCCTAGCTTGCGCGCAATAGTAAATATGTTTCACATCATACTCCCTTTTAAAAAGCATTTAAACAGCGCACAGCACACGCAAGCACAGCGCATACCCTAACCCCTTACCCGCGCCCCTTGTGTGCGCTGTGCGCGAGCCTGCGCTCCCTGTACTAAGGTCTTACGGGAGGAGCATAC